GCCGAGGGCACCGGAGTTCAGATCGAGGTTCGCAAGTCGATATGATCGCCATTGAGGCAAGAACCCGAGAACTGGAAATGGCGCTCGGTCGTTTGGCGTCGGCTGCTGGCGTTGATTACGGCATGGTAATTAAGGAGGAGGCTAAGTACGTCACACAGCACATCATGAAGTTTACGCGGCCAAAACAGCGGAAAGACGGCGTGCAAAATATGCAGGTCGATATTCGCAAGTTGGCGGTCCCGCTTGACTATAACTACTTCAACAGCCGAGCCACGAAGGGCGGTTTCTACAAATCAATTGCTGGCTACATCAGAAGGCGCAACACTGACAAACTTAATGAACTGTTCCGACTTCCCAATCTTGCCTCGCTAAGTTGGCTACATGGGAAGGTGATGCTCGGCTCGTATCAAGAACTGGCCGCAAAGCATGTTGCGCTGCGTGATAGGTTCGGCAGAATCAGAGCGAATAGACCGTTTGCAGCCTACCGTAAGGACTTCAACACGTTGATCGGAAACAAGGAAAAGGTAGGTTTGGCCTCGCGCGTTGGCTGGCATTTGGCCGGCTGGATCCCTACAGCAAAGGCGACTGGAGCCAAGTATAAGAAGTTTGCGGAAAAGCTGGCGAACAAGGCAGGCGTCGTGACGTATGATTATACCAGTAAAAATCCGTTTATCATCGCGCGAAATCTGAACGTCAAGATTCCGCGATACCAGCAAATCGTTGTCCGTCCTGCATTGAGTGGACGCATTGCCGTCACTGAACGAAAACTTCAGCGTGTTTTGGCTGGGCACGCAGTCAATCTTGGATTTGTACGAGTTAAAGGTGACCGACTTCCTCCGGCCGCCACACCTCCGCTTCTCTCTGCATGAGCACACGCACACAAATTCGCAACGCGATTGCTGCCAAGCTAACTGCTGGCGGTGCAATCGTGCCGACCGCTAACCTGTTAAGAGGTCGGAATAACACCCTAACCTCAATGTCGTTTCCGGCGGCGGCAGTCTATGCCGTCGACGAGCAAATTGAAGTGCGTTCGCTAGCGCCAAGCAATCGTGTACAATACCGGCAACTTTCAGTTCACGTTGACTATTTTACCGCGCAAACCGGAGTGACCTACATTGACGACCTCTTTGACAGCGGCTCGGCTGCGGTCGAGACCGCGGTTTTGGAGGATGTCACGCTAGGTGGTGTCTGCGACGACCTACATCTGACATCTGTGCAATATGTGATGGAGGACGACGAGGACAAGCGCTGGGGCGTCGCGCGTCATACTTTCAACTGCATTTATCTAACCACTGACTAATATGGCAAACCACCTGGGCCGCGAAGGCACCGTTCGAATCAGCAGCACCACCATTGGCGAATTGCGGAACTACTCGTTGGCGCATTCGTCGGATGTCGTCGAGGACTCAACCATCGGAGATACATACCGCAGCCGCAAGGCGACCATGAAGACTTGGTCGGTTTCGGGCGATCTGTACTGGGACGAGACTGATGCCGGCCAGCTTTCGCTGACCATCGGCTCCTCTGTTACGGTCAATCTTTATCCGGAAGGAACCGCTTCGACTTCTACCTATTATACTGGCGGCGGCATCGTGACCAAGTTTGATATCAGTGCCGCGTTTGACGGGATGGTAGAATCTGCAATTTCCATCGAAGGGAACGGCGCTCTGAGCACCGTTACGGTCTAATGGAAGCAATCGACCTAGTACGCGAACACTTCGCCGCGCTCGGCACCCGCTCAATTGAGGTGCCCGAGTGGAAGCTGACGATCTACGCAACGCCAGTCACGCTGGCGGAGAAAAATCGGCTTTACCGCAAGGCCAAGGACAACGACATGGAGCTTCTAGTCGATGTTCTAATCTTAAAGGCAGCAGACAAGGACGGCAACAAGCTGTTCAACGCTGACCACAAGATGACCCTGCTGCACAAGGCCGACTCAAATCTCATTGCGCGTGTCGCCAACTTCATTCTGTCGGAGGCTGCGCCGCCAGTTGAAGAGCTAAAAAACTGATCCACGGTGGCGAGGGTGCCGACCTCCTCGCCATCTATGCATTAGCGGAAAAGCTCGGCAAGTTTGCGCATGAGGTCATGGCGATGCCGGCTCAGGAATTGACTGGTTGGCTCGCCTATTTTCACCATCAGCAGCAAGTGACCAAAAAACATGGCTGAAGCCTCATTCATTATCCGCGCAGTTGACGCGACTCGACAAGCGTTTGGTAATATCCAAAACTCGCTTGCTCAGTTGAAGCAGTCGTCGTCGGCGGCGGCGGCTTTCATGAAGCGCGCTTTCGATCCCAAGGCGCTCGGTTTTGGCCTTGCCTCTGCTCTGGGCGTTTCGCTCACTGCTGCGATTGATAAAGCAGTCGACGCCATAGGAAAACTTATCACGCGATTTGAAGACGTTAAAAAGATCGTCAAAGAAACCGCAGAGGAAGTTAAAAAGATTTACGGCACGGCCGCTTTTGAGGCATTAACGCAGGAAGGCCAGCTCAAGTCTGCGATGCAAAAACGCATCGAGATGGAACGTGAGATTGAGTCGCTTAGGAAGAAGACTGCGGTCGTCACAAAAGAAACAATGACGATGGATCGCACTGGTAGGGTGCGAACTGTCACCACGTTTGATAGTGCAGCTACTGTTGAAGAAGCCAATCGCCTAAAAGAACTGGATGTTGAATACGCAAAGCTAAATGTTCAGATCTCAAAACTAGATTCGCAGATCACGGGCGCTCGATTTGATAAACGAGCCGATGACTTCGGCAAAGCAGTCGGTAAAGTTACCGATGAATTTGAGCAGCTGATCGACGCTGTTCGCCGAACAAATGACGAGTCAGAGCAGGCAAGAATTTCGGCGGATCAAATGATGGTCGGGCTTGCTGAGCGTGAAAAGGATATGTTGGACCCGATGCGAGAGTACGCACGGCAGATTGATCTCGTCATCGGACTCAAGCACAAGCAGCTCCTGACAAGCGAAGAAGCAGAGCGTCGCATCAAGCAAATTGTAGAAGCGTCTGGCGAGTCTGGACGCAAGGCGATGGAGGACTATACCGCATCGTTCGAAGACTTTGAAAGGATGCGGGCGCTGGTTTCTGGTCGGCAAGCATCAGACGGCGAGCAGCTGAATGCGTTAAAGGCGAGAGAGACTGAGCTAGTGGCTAAACTCGCCGCCACTGGTGCTGGCGATCTGGAGAACCGAACCAAGCTGCAAAAGGAACTGGTCGCCGTTTACAAGGATATGTTGCCGCTGCTTGAGGAGCAGCGTCGCCTTGGCAACGAAGCCGGCGCGATGATTGCGATGGGCTTTGAAGATGCTATTTTTGCCGGCGAGAAGTTGTCCGATGTTTTGAAGAACCTTGCGCTGGATCTGATGCGGCTGATCTTTCGCAACGTCATTACGGCTCCGCTGGCGTCGTCCATTGGTAATTTCATCAATGCTGGTCTTGGCTTCTTGGCTGAAGGTGGACCCGCCAAGGCCGGCTCGCCTTATGTAGTTGGGGAACGCGGACCAGAACTCTTTATCTCTGGGACCAGCGGCACCGTGATTCCTAACGACCGGATGGGACAAATGGGCAGCGCGGCCGGCGGTCCAACGATCAACATCTCTTACAATATCCAGTCCGGCGTATCTCGGGCTGAGTTGCAGCCGATCCTTGATAATGAGCGCAAGCGTCTGCGTGTCGAGATTCCCGACCTTGTGCGCCGCGGTGGTTCCTACCGGAGCGCCTTTGCCTAAGCCATGCCGATCTCCTATCCACTTACGCCGCCTTCGCCGTTCAAGGTCAGCAAGCTATCGCTGACCGGAGTCTCGGCGCGTTCACGCTCGGTGTCGCCATTCACGTTTCAGGTGCAGCAGTACAACTGGCCTGGGCAGGGCTGGCTTGGCTCAGTCGAATGTCCTCCGATGGTGCGCTCAGATGCCGAGCAGGTCATCGCGTTTCTGTTGGCTGCACAGCGTGGGACATTTTACTTTCGCGATTACAGCAACAGCGCGCCGCGAGGCAACGTCACCGGCACGCTGACGGTGGCGAGTGCCACGGCCAACGGAACGACGCTAGGCATCTCTGGCGCGACTGGCACCTTTGCCGTTGGCGACTGGCTGCAAATCTCAACGTCACTCTACAAGGTCATTCAGGTGAACTCATCGAGTTCTGTTGACGTGTTTCCAGTGCTGCGCGCTAGCTACTCAGGCGGCACGTCGATTGTGACCTCAAGTCCTAAAGGTGTGTTTCGCCTAGGAAACAATCAGACTGACTGGTCGATTGAATTGGCCGGCATCTACGGCGTGTCGTTTTCTATCGTCGAGGAGATTCCACAATGAGCATTACCGCAGCAGGCAGGACCATGACGGCTGGCATGGTGGCCGAGGTCACCACTGCGCAGCTGTCACCAATTCTTATGGTGGACATGGAGTTTTCGACACCTGTTTACCTGTGGACTGGATACGGAACGCTGACCTATGCAGGCAAGGGGTATCTTGGTCTGGGAGATCTCGGGAACGTCGCACCAATTGAGGAGACGACGGACTTGTCGGCGCGTGGAGTCACGTTCCAGCTTTCCGGAGTTCCGACTGCGTACATTTCTCTTGCACTCAACGAGGACTACCAAGGCCGCAACTGCTCGATCATGCTCGGTGCGCTGTCGACGACGGCCTCGCTGATCGCGTCACCTGTGACTGTGTTTGTCGGCAAGATGGACGTGATGGCTATCTCGGACGATGGCGAGCAAGCGCAGATTACGATGAGCGCTGAATCGCGACTGATCGACTTTCGACGTGTCCGCGAGAGTCGCTACACCGACGAGGAACAGACCGCCATTGATCCGACCGACAAGGGTCTAGAATTCGTCACGGCGATTCAGGAAAAAACCATTTACTGGGGCAGTCCTAATCCGACCAATCCTGGTCTGTGGAACGGCGGCAATGACGCGCCAGAAATTGATCGCAATCCAGACCGCATTATATGAGCCGAGTCGACAACTGGCGCACGCTTCTCGCGCAGTTTATCGACGAACGTCGCGACCGCGCGTTTGAGTGGGGAAGCCATGACTGCTGCTTGTTCGCTGCCGACTGGATCAAGACAGCAACTGGATACGATCTCGCAGATGGATTCCGCGGACGGTACAACTCGGCACTCGGTGCGCATCGTCTCACCGCCTCTCTTGGCGGCCTAGTGCCGTTCGTGAACCACTGTCTGAAAGAAGTTGCTCGGCCTGCCTCAGTGAGCGAGGCGACCGCCGGCGATCTGATCGTGCGGGATTCGGGCGACGGTGATTGTATCGGAATTGTCCTCGGTGCGCAGTCCGCATTCGTGGCAAAGCACGGCCTAGAATTTTTGCCAACTGGCCTTCAAGCAGACGCTCGTTTCTGGAAACTTTAAGCCATGCCGAATCTGATTGTAAATGCCGCGTACTATCTCTGGCTTGGCCTACAGACGGCAGGCATCGCAATTTCGCAGACAGCAGCGATCTGGATCGTCAAGACTGTGGCAGTGGTGGGCGCTTCGATGGCGGCCTCAAAGCTGCTTACGCCGAAAATGCCGAGCATGGCCGATTCGCTCGGCTCTCGCGGTCAGATGGTGCGCTCACCAATCTCGGCGCGTCAGATCATCTACGGCCAGAGCAAGCTGTCTGGCACGGTCGTTTATCTTTCGGTTACTGGAACCAAGAATGAATATCTGCACATGGTGATCGCCGTTGCAGGCCATGAGGTGCAGGAGATCGGCGACGTTTACTTTAATGAGGACTTGGTGCTGACTGGATCGGCGGATGGTAGCGCGACCGGAAAGTACACCGGCTACGCGGACATTTACAAGAAGCTGGGCGCATCCGGACAGACCGCCTTCTCAACGCTAGTCACCGACACCGCCTCGCTGACCGATGGAAAGTGGACCAGCGCGCACAAGCTGACCGGCATCGCTTGCGTTTACGTTCGGCTGAAGTGGAACACCGAGGTGTTCGTTGGTGGCATTCCCAACGTGTCCTTCATCGTGAAGGGCAAGAAGGTCTACGATCCTCGCACAGCGACGACGGCATACTCTGCCAATCCTGCGCTGTGCTTGCGTGACTACCTCACGTCTTCGCTTGGTCTAGCGATGGCGAGTGCCGAAATCGACGACACCGCCTGCAACGTAGCAGCCAATGTCTGCGACGAGCAGGTGCAGATTCTGCCACTGTCTCCGGCTACCTACGAGAACCGCTACGAAGCACACGGCAGCATTACGACCAGCGAGGCACCGGACGCCGCGATTGCAAAGCTGCTCTCCGCGATGGGCGGCCTGATTGCGTACTCATCCGGCAAGGTGGTGATGTACGCTGCGACGTATCAGATTCCGACGATCAGCCTGAACGAGAAGCACTTCGTCGGGCCAATGTCAGTTACCACTCGCACGAGCGCGCGAGATCGAGTCAACACCGTCAAGGGCGTTTACGTTTCGTCCGAGAACCAGTGGCAGCCGGCCGACTTCCCAGTCATCACGTCGACGACCTACGTCACCGAGGACAACGGCATCAAGTACACGCGCGACGTATCGCTGCCGTTTACGATCTCGCCGTCGTGCGCCCAGCGACTGGCGGTCATCGAACTGCGACGCGCACGTCAAGAGATCATCCTGACTGCTCGTTTCCGACTAGAAGCAATGCAGCTACGCGCCGGAGAGACGGTGATGATCTCCAACACCAAGCTGGGCTGGACGAACAAGGTTTTTGAAGTGATGGAGTGGACCTTTGTGGCTGATGGTCAGCCGCCACAGCTGGCGGTCGACATGACGCTGCGCGAAATGGATTCGACTGTTTACAGCTATACCGTCTCGGACGAGATCGCGGTGACGCAGGCACCGAACACGACGCTGCCGAATCCTTTCAGCATCACCGCGCCGACCAACCTTACGCTGGTTGCTGATGGCACGACTCAGCAGTACCAAGCAGATGGTACGGCACTGCCACGCATTCAAGTGTCTTGGTCTGCACCGTCTGAGGAGTTCGTGCAGTCGGGCGGCTTCGTTGGCATTGAGTACAAGGAGAGCACCGCGACGACATACTTGCAGTGGGCGCGCGTGCCTGGAGACCAGACGCTGGAGTACATTTCAAGCGACGTTCGCATCGGCACGAACTACAACGTGCGCGTTTACAGCGAGTCATACTTCAAGGTTTCGTCGAGCTATGTTCTCGGCAGCGTCACCGTTGCGCCAGACACGACCGCTCCCTCAGTGCCGACCAGCCTCACCGCCAACATCGGCAGCGGCAAGGCGGTCAGCCTAGACTGGGACGATGTAACCGCTCCGGACTTTTCCGAATACGGCATCTACCGCAACACAACTGGCGTCACGCCGGCCAGTGCTACGTTCAGCAAGATTGCCGAGGCGCGCAGCTCGCGGTTCTTCGATGCCGAGGTCAGCGTTGGTACGACGTACTACTACTGGGTAAACGCTTATGATCGCCTGGAGAACGTGTCCGGCTTCTCCAACCGTGCGCAAGCGACGCCGCAGGCTATTACGTCTTCGCCTGACCTAACGCCGCCTAATACGCCGAGCGCTCCGACCTTCATCAGCGAGCGCGTCTACGAGTCTAGCGACGGCACGACAAGCGCCGCGATCTCGATCACTGTTCCTGGTCTGCCGACTGGAGGTATCGCGCTGGATATCTTGAGCCGCATCAGCGGAACCAACGGCTACAAGACCGAGGGCCAAGTCGATTCGGCAACGGCCACTGCCTTTGAGATCGACGACTTGGTGCCGGGAATCAGTTACGAGTTCGCGTGTCGTGCAGTGAACACCGCCGGCATCTTCTCCACAGTTTCGACCGCGTTAACTCGGACAGCACCGAGCGACACAATCGCGCCTAATGCACCAACCGGACTCAATGCCGCGGTGGGTACGGGCCGAGCGGTCTCCCTCTCGTGGACGGCAGTCACGGCGAACGACATTTTTGAGTACGGCGTGTACCGCAACACGACCGGAGTGACGCCGGGAACGACTGCCACAAACAAGATTGCCGAGGTCGGCGCTGACCGCTTCGTCGACACGACGGTCAACTTTGCAACGACGTACTATTACTGGGTCAATGCGATTGACGCGACCGAGAACTATTCGGCCTTCTCGTCCTCGGTCAACGCCACGCCGGTTGTCGTCACGTCTGGCTCGATTGACTCCACGGCGCCCTCAGATCCGACTGCGCTGACCAAGATCAGCGACAGCATCTATCTCGCCAGCGATGGTGGCGCTCGCGTTCTCGTCACCGTGACCGTTGCCGCGCTGCCGTCCGGCGCTCGCATTCAGAACATCGTCTACCGGAAGCAAGGCGCTGCGACTGGTTACGAGATCGCCGGCCAGTTTGGAAACTCTGGCGCCATCTCTGCGGTCCTCGATGACCTGACGCCTGGCGTCACCTACGACATCGCATCGCAGGCTTGGTCGTTTACGAACATTCCGAGCAACGTGGTGACGGCTGCGTTCTCGCCGTATCTCGCGATCACGTCTACGTCTGCGCCTGCGACTCCTACGGGCGGCAATCTAAGCGGCGATGGAGTTGCGCCTAAGTACTTTCCCGGCACCGAGGTCTTTTTGTTCGGCACTCGCGTTGGCTGGTCACCTAACACCGAAAAAGATCTGGCTTACTACGAGGTCAAGGCAACGACCACCGATTCGGACAGCGCAACCAATTATTCGTGGACGCCCTACGATGGGGCAAATAGCATAGTTCAGACGCGCAACACCACCTGCTTCCTATACAACGCGACACTCGGCGCTGGTTATGTTAGAGTCCGTGCGGTAAACCGTGCTGGCGTGGCATCTGGCTGGGCGTCTCTGGGAAATGCCAACTCGATTGGCAACTCATCAATCGGCACCGGTAACCTCGCCGGCCAGAATGCAAACGATGTCGACGTAACGGGCGGCACGGTCGCCAGCGTAACCATGAACGCCGTGTCGATTACGGCGACCAAGGTCAAGGTGCCGATCACGGTATCGGGCACGCAGTATCGCGGCCTCGAGGCCAACGAAACGACGGCTGTGGACGTGTACGCGGTCAACCTCCGCGTGTACGATAACACCAGCACTCAAAAGTTTCGCGTCGATAACGCGACAGGCGAACTTTACGTCCAGTCTAGTAAGGTAGTATCCACCCGGTACGCGACAACTCCAACGACGCTTAACGAAGTCATCTCCGCACTGCAGCACCACGGCCTCGTTCCGTAACCTATGGCACTTGAACTTTCCATCACCCTTCCGAACGGCGCGACTGGCGACTACCTCCGACTGACTAGCGTCGAGTGGGACCGCAACCTCGGCAGCGCACTTGGTTACCTCGCGCTGTATCTCAACGCTGCGCAGGCTGCCTCTGCTCCGGCCTATCCGCTCGGCCTCGTCGCACAGCTGAACGTGCGCGATGATGTCTTCGCGCAGTACCTAAGCAACTCAGCGCTGAACGGTGCCAATGATCGGCTGCTCGCGCAGATGTACGCCATCGCCAAGAATGAGCCGCGGTGCGTGAAGGTGCTGAACGGCGTCACGCTGCCTGACTTAGCTCAGGCCGAGGATGTCTAGAGGGCGCCGCTTTGTAGTCGCAGCTGACAACCACGGCGATCAGTTCGACGAGGTGACGCAGCGTGCGCTGCTGGCGTTCATCAAAGACTTCCGGCCAGAGATCCGCATTCACGCCGGCGACTGCTGGGACTTTCGCAACCTGCGCAAGGGAGCCTCTGAGGAGGAGAAGATGCACAGCCTCGAGGACGACTGGACGGCCGGCGTCGAGTGGATCCGCGCCTACTTCGACGGTGGCAAAGAGAACCACTTCCTGAGAGGAAACCACGACGAGCGACTTTACCGCCTAGCAGACAGCGCGAGCGGTCTGGCTGCAGACTACGCACGCGAGGGCATCAAGCGCATTGCGCGTGTGATTCACGGCGCAAAGGCTAAGATGCTGCCTTACGATTCTCGGCTGGGCGTGCTAAGACTAGGTCACCTCCGCGTCGTCCATGGCTACTTCGCCGGCCTCGGTGCTGCTCGCCGTCATGCCATAGCGTATGGCAACTGTCTGTTCGGCCACGTCCACGCGACCGACTCAGCACCAGTTGAAAGCATCGAAGGTCCAGCCGAGGCGCGCGGCATTGGCTGCTGCTGCAAGATCGACATGGGCTACAACGCGCACATGGTCTCCAAGCTGCGCCACGATAACGCCTGGTGCTACGGCGTGCTCTTCGACGACGGAACCTATCAGCTTTTCCAGAGTAAAAAAATCGGAGGATCATTCTATGCCGCGCAAGGAATCCACAAGTACTGACGACAAATGGGTCGGACTGCTCAAGGAGGCGCTGCACAAGAACGAGCGCCGACCTGTAGGCGACGGCTGGGTCACCGTGGTTGAGTTGGCGACAAAGCTGAAGGTCGGCACGGATCGCGCCTATTCGCTGGTGCATGAGATGGTCGCCAAGAAGAAGGTCGAGAAGTTTGTCGGCTCGGTGAAGCTCGACAAGAAGATGACGCGGCGCGTCTGGTATCGTCCGCTGTAACTGGAACAAAGAACCGATTATCTGTTCCATGGACAAACCGCCGCAGTTCCAGTTAGGCGAGCTGGTGCGGTCGCGCATTGACCCGAGCTGTGGCTTTGTCGTGGTAGGTCACGTCTACCGCGCCACGGTAATAGAGTACCTAGTCGCTGACTCGTCCGGCTGCGAGGAAGTGCGCAGCGACCTTGAGCTAGAGTCGGGCGAGCGGCAGAAAGATCCGTGCGCAGTCGATTAATCGCGTAAGTCGTTGATCTCTGGCTTGCTGCAATATTCGGATAAAATCCGAAAGAATCTGCTTGCACCGCTAGCGGCAGTCTGTCTTTGTTTTGGGTACACAAACGACAACCCATGAGCAACCAACGCACCTACTCAATGACCGGCCTAGCGAAGTTCGTTCTATGCCATAACGTAAGCGGCTGCTACTATGTACAAGGACTCGGATTCTGTGGATCGCTTGAAAAGGCGTCGCGAATCTCAGAGTGCAATATGACCGCATTCGAAATCGCAATTCGGTACACATGGGGTGGCAATTTTAGCGTAGTTCAAATTGGAAACTAAACCTAAAGTCATGCGCTTACTTCTCATCATCGCGCTGCTGACCAGCGCAGTCCACGCAGCACCGCCCGAGTCGTTCTGGCGCGCGCTGCACGTCGTCGAGAGTAGCGGCCGTCGCACTGGCCTGATCCTTGGCGATCAAGGCCGCAGCCGCGGACCGCTGCAAATCATGCGTGGCTATCACGCCGACTCGCGCGTGGCAGGCGCTTATGAGCAGGTCGACGATCTAAACTACAGCCGCAAGGTCGTGACTGCCTACCTCAAGCGATACGCGCCGAAAGCATGGGCGGCTGGCGATGTCGAGACGTTGGCGCGCGTGCATAATGGTGGCCCTCGCGGCCATCTCAAGGCACAGACAAAAGGGTACGCCGAGCGTGTCCGGAGGGCTATGCGATGAGTTGGGGAGACACAAAATGTCCATGCGGAGGACGCAAGGAGCGCGAGACAATGCTTTGTGCTGAATGCGAACAGTACGTCGCCGGATCCTTCGACCGCAGGCGCATGGATGACGAAACCTCAACGTGGGCTCAACGTCGCGCTGCCGCAATCCGCGTTCTTAGCGCTGTCCGTACTCGCGGTCAACTTGGGAGGGCCATGCGATGAGAGGCGGAACTCGTACTGGCGCAGGCCGCAAGCCGTCACCAGCCGGCGCGAAAGTCATGATTCCTTGGCGCATTGATCCTCGGCTAATCGAACGCATCCGCTGGGCGGCCGCAGTCCGCGGCATCCAGCCAGCAACCTTCCTCGAGCAAATCATTTCCCGTAATGCTCCATCAGTCTAAAATCTCTCTCGTGATTACCACGAAACAACTCAAAGCGCTGCAAGCCATGGCGGCCGAGCGGCAACTAAGCGTGTCCGATGTGGTCCGCGAGGCCATCAGGAACGCACTGGAGAAACGGTGAATGCTGCACTCATCTGTTCTGTCATCATCGGCGCGGTCAGTCTGGCCGCTTCTGTTCACGTCCTCCTGCGCGCACGCCGAATCTACCGCGTGTATCGCTGGCGCAAGCTCTCTCAAATTGTCGACCCAGTAAATCTCGATGCCCTCCGCCCAAGAAGTCGCGTCCTGCCTACGCTTTATGGAACGCGCCGCCGAGACCTGGAAGAAGAAGGAAGCATTGGCCGAGAGGGAAAAGGCCGAGATGCGCAAGCTCATCAAGCGCAACGCGGTCAAGGTCAATGGGGACGAAACAAAGCCAATCGCCTCCCACCGCTCAAAGATCGCACTGACTCCGGAGCAGGAGGCGCTGTTTGATCTGGCCGACGCCGAAGGATGGACTACGCGCGAATTAGCCAAGCGAGTCGGCCTTCATTACGCATCTACATGGACGCATCGTACGAACCGCCAAGAGCGACAGCGCATTTTGCGACGCTCACTCCCGAACGCTGCGACGACCTCCTCCGAGCCGCGCGGCGGCGTGCCGGCTACCGATTAGCACGAATCAAACTTTCCGTTATGGAACACAACACACCCACGCCCGAGCAGGTTTTCGTTCTCCTTGCTCCGGCGCTTAGTCGATTGAAGAACGCCATTCCCGGTGCGAATTACCACTCGCTGACCGTTACGATGAACAACGAGGGCAAGGTCTTTTTCACCACTACCATCCGAGTTGGCGAAGAGTTTCTGTCATCGCACGTCTTCGAGGACATGAACGAGGCAATCCGATATCTAACCACCAAGTGCGCCGCCGAGCTGCGTGAGCGTGCGGCCAAGCTCCTTGTGCGTGCCGAGGCGCTGGAAGGCGGTGCTCTGTGATTCCCCTTACAACGCCTAGCGCGTTTACGCCTGGGCAGGCCTGCGCCGTCGCAGGCATGAGTGCCGACTACTATCGGAAGCAGGACGGTCTAACGCAGAGCGAAATCAACCGCTTCGCTGAGTCACCGGCGCTCTACAAGTACACCGAGGTCGAGCGATCTGCCGCGATGGATTACGGCACAGCGTTGCACGCGCTGCTGCTGGAGAACCGCACCGAATATGTCGTCAAGCCTGCGACTTACGGGCCGGATGATAAACCGTGGCACGGCGCTGCGAAGGAGTGCAAGGAATGGATGGCTCGGCACGAAGGTCGGCTGATCTTCTCCGCAGATCAGGCGGACGCGCTTGAGTCAGCCGTTCGCCACGCGCAGCAGCACGAACTGGTCAAGCATCTTTTGGCCGGAGCGCAGACTGAGCTGTCGGTGTTCGGATGTACACAGGCCGGACTGATCTGGGGCAAAGGCCGCATGGATGCGGTTAACTGCCGCGGCGACCGCGTGCAGATCATCGACATCAAAACCACGCAGGACGCGCGACTGTCTGCGTTCTCGCGGACTGTCCTTCAACGTGGCTATCATAGGCAGGCTGCATGGTATCGTCGGCTGATCCGCCAGTTCGTCGAGGAGACCGTCATGCACGAGCACTGGCTAATTGCTATTGAGGCCGAGCCGATTCCGCGCGTCAACGTCTGGAAGCTGGCGACCGAGGCGATTGACTTGGGCGATACCGAGATCGACGACCTCCTTGAGAAGCTGGCCGACTGCAAATCTACTGGCCGCTGGCCTGATTATCACGATAAGGACGTGGGCCTAATGGGTACTATCGACCTGCCTAAGTGGGTCTACGGCGACACCGAACAACTCAGCGGGATGACGAAAGGAGGTGCGGCATGAGTACCACACCACGCACAGATGCAGCTAGATACACCGACGATCATTCCGGCATGGAGCTGGATCCAAACGGCCGCTGGGTACGCGTCGAGGTAGCAGCTGCGCTTGAAACTGAACTCTACGCCGCAAACGGAACCAGTGCGATCCACAAAGAATTTGGTCAGGCTGTTGAGCGCTGGGCTAAAGAACGAAAATACCTGCTAGAACGCATTGAAGATTTGAAAGCGAACGTAGATCGCTGGCGCGACCAAGTAGTCGGTCCTCCTGATCTACGAGGTCATGCGGTAACCTATGCACCTGTTTTGTTTTATACTGAACCAACGGAGAACCAGTCATGACCACCGACGACACAACGACACCGAACAACGCGAAGGTTTTCACTGGCCTGAGCGGTATGCTTCGCACCTCACCTTGGCTGGCCAGTGAGGATCTGGTGGGCCTTGGCGACGTGCCTGCCGAGATCGAGGACGTGCTGCTCTATGACGAGGTGGCCTTCGACAAGGGCCGCAAGGAACGCAACGTGCCAGCGCTGAAGTTCAAGGGCAAGGCCAAGCAGTTGGTGCTCCGCACGAGTGCCAACCGTCGCGCGCTGGTCCGAATGTTCGGTGCCAACACGCAGGCCTGGAGAGGTCAGACTATCTATCTTTACCATGATCCAGAGGTGCGCTTCGGCGGCCGCGCGGTCGGTGGAATTCGCATCAAGGAGATTCAATCATGAACCAACAATACGATAACGAACTGAAGTTCCGCCTTTTCAAGAACGACAAGGCCGACAACCCGAAGCGTCCTGACTACCGCGGCGAGGTCCGCATCAATGGCGTGGACTACAAGCTCAGTGGCTGGCTGGCCGAGGCCAAGAACGGCTCCGGCAAGTACATCCGCGGTGTGGTCGAGCGCAAGGATGGCGCGCCTGCTCGACCGTCTCAGCCGGCGGTCGGCAAGACTGTCGCCATGCCGGGAATTGGGCGCGAAGAAATGGAAGATAAAATCGACTTCTAATGCCTACGATCATTGCAATCGACCCTGGCGCTTCTGGCGCTGTTGCGTGGCGGAATGGCCTACGTCACGATCATATTGGGACCAAGTCAACGATGGGCCTTGTCTCTCAATCTGAACTTATCTGCCAGCTGCGCGACATGACTGGGCACGCTGTTGCTTACATCGAGCAGGTCGGCGGTTTCATCGGCAAACCGCAGCCTGGCTCTGCCATGTTCAAGTTCGGCCAAAACTACGGGCGCTGGCTTGGCATCCTAGAGACTCTAAAGATCCGAACTGTGCTTGTCCGTCCGCAAGTCTGGCAGAAGACGATTGGCCTCGGCTCGACTTTGAAGGGCCCAGAGCGCAAGCGCGCGCTGCGCGACGTAGCGAAGCGCCTGTATCCGCAGCACGGCGTGACCCTCGCAAACTGTGATGCACTGCTCATACTTGAGCACGCGATTCAGGCCGAGGGTCGGCGGGAAGGAGGTTTGACGTGAGTGATGCACCAAAAATTATAGATGCTGCCGCAATCTTTCAGCGATTTCCTGATACTTGGGACACCATTTATCAGTACATAAAAAAGCTAGAACAAAAGAATGATGCTCTGAACAAAGCGGTGGAGAGCCTACGCACTACCCTGTGGGCTATGGAAGCCAAGTTAGAGAAGGCGCAGAAGACGGCTGCTCTGCTACGCGGGACAGTCGAAGCCCTTGGAGACGCGAATGATCGGTTGACGATTGAGATCACCGCGCTGCGAAAACAGTCAAAGCCGTGAACGATTTCTACGGTCGCGAATCGCAAAGGTTCATTGATGGATCGCTTGTCTTCCGCACCAAAGAAGACGAAGACAACGAGGCAGCAGTAGCAAAGATCCTTGAGGCACATTGGAACTGTGAGTGCCGGCCGATGGGAAAGCTGGCAGCCATTGACTGGTTCTTTGTGCGCCACGAACGCATTGTCGGTGTTGGCGAACTGAAGATCCATCGCTGCGCTTTTGGCGACTACGATTCGGTCTTCCTTAACTTGCGCAAGTGGCACGCGCTGGGCCTGTGCCAGCACGGGATGAACACTCCGGCCGTCTACGTCTCGCAGTGGTCCGACAAACTAGGTTTCATCAACTGGGTAGACATCGACGCAAGCAAGCACAAGATCGGTGGCTGCAAACCGCGTGGACCGAAGAGCCGGAGTGACACCGAGCCGCTGATCGTCATACCAACATTTGCAATCAACATCATCAGCGACCAAGGGTACGCAAACGCACCATGAGCATCATCAAGAACGATTTTCCCTCGCACTACCGAGCGGTCATTGCTAACCTGCAGCAAAAGCACGGCGACCTTGAGGTAAAAGTGTACGAGGAAATTCTAACTAACATCGCACTGCGCCAAGAACGCGACGAACTCTGGGAGCACGTCCGCGGCCTTGAGATCACCGTCAACCAACTGACTGACGAGATTGAGCAGCTGAAAAAAGCCAGTTGACGCGCTGCAAATACGGCGCAAAAGAAAGGATAGGCCGTGAGAAAGCCTAATCGCAGGATGACTACTAACACCAAAAACTTTGTCCGCTCATCGAGGGGAATCGGCACCTGCGGCCAATTTCTCACCTCCTCGGTGGGCGGACTTTTTTTTGCTTTATGAAGTGGCTCAATCTTGAAACTTCAACCCTCCGCGCGCCGGAGTTTGTCGGCTCTGATCCGACTGCACGCGCGACATGGCTCTGTGTGTTGGCGTACTGCGTCGACCAAGAGAACAGCGGAGTGATTGCCAACGCTGACAAGTGGCCCGACCGCCAGTGGCAGCAAACGTGCGGTGTCACGAAGCAGGAAATTGACTCGTCCTTTCCGCTCCTGCAATGGAAGGAAAACGCGCTCTGGGTCTGGGCCTATCCGGTGAATAAGCAGCA